CTTCGGCCCCGCCCTTTCAGCGTGGACTGCTTCTACGGGATACTTCATTGCTACTTCGTCAGACAACACCGGCAAGTTGTTGTATGTGAGCAACTTTGCTGATGGCACCACGCCGACCCTTGCTGTCAACGACACGCTGACGGTCACGCCAACCATCCTGTTGAGCAACTAGTCGGGCTACCCCGACAATGAGTTCGCTGGTTTCAGCAGTAGGTAGTTCCTTTAGCGGAACACTCGCCGCCACATCTGCCTTTACCTACACGAGTTCGACTACCCTTTTAAGTGCTACGCCCGTTGCTGGTGATTATGTCTTTGTGGCAGTCTGGCTAACCCGTGCAACCGCAACAACAGCCGTTCAGAACGCTAACGGCACTTATGGCTCGGTGAAATGTGGAACCGTCTTTTTGACTTGTATGGAAAACACCTCGGTTCCGACAAGCCTTTCAGGAACGACTACCACTAACTTCCACGCCTACAACGCTGCGACCACCATTGCCAACAACACCCCCAACCTTGCCATTTTCGGCGCACCCTACACATCGGGTATGAGCCGACAAATAGTAGTCACTGGCTACAACTCATCAGCAAACACCGCCATTTTGCTCGTCACGGCTATGGCTGTTCAGGGTATCTATACCCCTGCGAGCAACCCTAGAACAACGTGGTGTAATACTATTTCGGCGGGTGGCGTGATAGATGCGACCTCTGGTTCTGGTTTGGGCTGGACGAGCAACGGAACAACCCCCTCGCTAACAAACTTTGGAAGCACTAAGGTCAATAACAGCAACCTTACCTCTGCCATTGTGGATGATGTTTCTGGCGGTGCGTTTACGGGCGTTCTCAACCTCGGCTCTGGTGGCTACCAAAGCACCCAACTTTCCACTAGATACGCCAACCAGCAGGGTCTTTACAACGGCGAACTAAGCCAATGGGGGATATTGGGGCTAAGCGGAACAGTCACACTTGGCACCACAAGTAGCAACAACCCTATTCCACCCGACCTTTCTGGTGGCCCCTCGACCTACACGGGTGGAAAGTGGCTGGCGGTAGGTCAAGCGGTTTCGGGTCAGAATATTCCCAGAGACACATTCATCACAGGCTTTTCCTACTCATCCAACTTTTTCGGCGTTGGCCCTGCGTGGTTTATCAACCTAAACAACATTGCTACCACAACTGGCACCATTTTTGCTGGCACAGAACAACCCGTTTTGTCAGTAATGCTCACCAACAACTTAACCACGGCTGCCGCAAGCACATCGGTTGGCAATGTCACGGGAACGCCAAACAACGGTTTGACCTCTATTGACCCACAAGGCGCGACAAACTATGTCACCACCGCAGGGCAGTCCTCTGGCGTGGTTGCCACTACCACCAATACCGCCCTGCCGACTTCAGGGAAAATGACAGTTCCTACCTATGGTGGAAACGCCACAATGTCGTGGACATCCAAGCCAAGCAGTACAACCCTCGGAGGTTGCACGGTTCCAGCAACTCCCAGCGACCAACTTCTTTACCAAGTTTGGTTAGACAATGTAATCACCCCTACCGTGTATTGGGATAACACGCCCGTTCTCTCTAGTGGCTCGACCCAAAGTGTTGCCCCCGCCATAGAAACACCATCAACGATTACCGCTATCGGCACTACGGGCTTCCAAATGGGAACTTTGGTGATGACTTATGGGGCAAACCGTTCAGGTATTAACCCTGTTGGCCTCTACGGGCTACTTCGCTCTAATGGTGGAACCAACTTTGGATACGGCGTTGCCTATGCCTTTCAGCCCAACAAAGCGGCGATTATTGGAACGGTGTCCGAGCAAATCGAGCGTGATGTCAGCGAAAGTTCAGGGGCGAGCCGCGTGTCGGCTCAAACGGCAGAAGTGGTGGAAAGTAGCAGTCCAAATGACGGTGGTGCGCCTCGCACCCTTCCACGAACTAACGAAATCAGCCAACAAACCCCTACCGAGAACGCATCGGCCACTTCCAAAGCCAAGTCATCCTCAACTAGTGAAATCCCCACCAACCAGAACGGTGCAGCAAGTCACGGCATAAATGAAGTCAGTTCGGTTGCGGAACTTGCTAACCAGCAGAACATCCGAGCCAGTGTAATGCCCAAAACCAGCGAGGTGAACTCCGCATATTTGGTTAATGATGGCGGTTCACCACTCACACACAACGAAGTGTCGGAAGTCCAAGACGGGTTTGCCGTGCAGGGCGTTCGTGCTGCAACAGTTTCCAAATCGGGTGCAGTTGCGCAGTTTTTCACTAGTCAAGGTGTGTCGGGCAAAGTCCGTTCTGTTTTGTCGCAGGTGGCGAGCAGCATTGTGACCCTCGTAAGTAAGGCGTTCACCACCAACAAATCTGGTGCGGTAGCGGGGACACCCTTCTCGGAGAACATCAAGTCAACGGCGCTTTCACGCACCTCAAAGGTCAATGAAACGCCCACATCGCAAAACCAGAAAGCGAGGGTTGCCTCAAAGACAGGGGCTGTTGCTGAAAAGCCAACAACGGCGGGAACTCGTGCAACAACTCGTTCTGCGGCTTCGGCGGTTGCTAAAGCCCTTTCCGTCAACGGCATAAAGAGCATTATAAAAACGCTGGTCAGCGAGGTTGTTGCCACATCAAGTGGTGAAAACTCCAAGTCGGCCAGCCACAACACGGCTTCATCTGTTGCGGAAAAAGCAACGACTGCTGCAGTCACTTCCAAAACCCTGTCTCGTTCCAGTAGTGTGTTTGAGGCTTTGCTAACTACGGGGTTGCAGTCGGCCTTTCGCACTAAGACATCGGCAGTTGCTGAAAAACCAAATAGCGAAAATACAAAGGCGGTCACTACCTCTCGTGCAAGCGAAGTCGTTCAGAACCCCTCGTCAACCTCGCAGCGTGTGGTTTCCAAAACTGTTGTAAGCGAAGTGACCTCTTACATCACCACCACCGTCAGTCGTATAGTCACTTACATTGAGGTTGGGGCGGTTGCCGAGCGCATTTTCACCACAGCCTTTGCCATCCTTAACAAACTCGCAGTCGGCCTGAAGGAAACCTTTACCGAATACTCCAAGACCGAAGGATTTGCTGAAAAAACCACCACCCTATCTTTCCGAGATGATGGGGTAGCCTCTTACACAGAAAGACAATAAAAATGACCACAGTTGCCACTTATCCCACACCAGCATCAAGTTTGCCCGACCTTCAGTTTGTGTGGACTGATGCCAACCAGCAACTCATTGACTTCAGCGTGGCGGGTTGGTCGTTCAGTATGAAAATCGGTCAACCGCCGAACGCCGCCATAATCACCAAGACCGCAGGCATTATCGGCTCTGCCACCTCGCCCAACATCACGGTGCAATGGAGTGTTGGTGAACTTTCCATCCTCACGCCGGGGCGTTGGTATTTCCAACTCACCGCCACCTACGGGCCGAGTGGTGGAAAGCAACGCATTATGACCGGCGCTATTCGCATTGACCAAACCTCGATGTAGGTGAAATAATGACTTGGACTTACTCTGCCGACCCCACATCATCCACTAAGGATGCCGTTCGCTTCCTTATTGGTGATACCGATGACACCAACCCGATTATCCAAGACGAGGAAATCTACTTTAACCTCGGTGAAGTAGGGCAGAACATCTATCGAGCCGCTTCCAATACTTGCTACAACTTGGCTGCTCGTTTCACTGGAGAAGCCCAAAGCACGAGCAAGTCGGTTGGTGGCTTGTCCATCAGCAAGTCGTTGGGTGACAGGGCGCAACGCTACGAACGCCTTGCCAAAGACCTCTTGATGCGTTCTCGCCGTGTTTCACCGCCCATTCCAAATGCCGACCCCGAAGCATTGGGTGCAGAGTTCTATATGGGCGAGTTTGACCGCTACTACGCACAGCCGAACTATTGGCCTAGTGAAAGCGTTCTCGGCGTGACCACGACCTACGGAACGGGCTACGAACCCGGCGAGGGTGGTGAAGTCGGGGGCGGTCAAGAGCCTTATGACGGAAATGCGGTCTAATGCCTATTGACCCCGACCTCTACGAACTGTTTGGGCAGACCCTCATTTGCGAAAACCCCCTGCCTATCAGCACCTACACGCCCGTTGGCGGTACCGGCACACCCGCACCTGTTTTGGATGCGTATGGTCGGCACATCCTTGCTGATGGCACAACGCCCGCGACTTCGGCGGCAGCGTGGGGGTCACCCGTGACCTACCGCGCTCGTGTCGAATATTCCACCAAAGTCATAATGGATGCACAGGGGCGTGAGCGAGTGACCTCTGGGCGAGCCTATTTGATGGGCGTTTTCCCCGAAATCACCACCGAAAGTCGTGTCACGGTAGAGGAAGTCCAGCCCGCTCTGCAACACCCTGTCCTTGTTAGTGTCACCACCGACAACGACCAGTTCGGCCCGCAAAATACGACCCTGCACTTTGAGTAGGTAGTGAAATGGATATCGTCATCAAAGTGGATGCCACCAACTTGCAACTGCAACAGAAGTCACGGGAAATCAACGCAATGCTGAAGCGCACCGTTGACGATGTGACCGAGAAGGTCTTTGCTCAAAGCCAAATCCTCGTGCCTGTGAACACGGGCGCACTAAAGGCAAGCGGTCAGATAGTGAAAGAGCCGACTACGGGCGATGGGGAGTTTGTTGGTTCGTATGTGACCTACGGCAATGGCACGGTTAACTATGCGGTAAAGGTTCACGAGGACTTGCAGATGTACCACACCGCCCCGACCCAAGCGAAGTTCCTTGAAGCCCCCTTGTTGCAGAACATCAAAGTGCTGGAAAATCTAATCCGTGAACGCCTGAAAGTGATACTCCACTCGTGACCGACCTTCTTGATGCTCTAGGGGCTTACCTGCCCACCAAGACCGCCACCCTGCCTGCCGTTCAGCAGTTGCAACTCGGAGTAAATCTGTTCCTCGCTCGACTGCCCGCCGAAGCCCCCGATGCCTGCGTGGTTATTCAGCAGTATGAGGGGCAAAACCCGACCTTCACGATGGGGCCTGTCGTGAGCGAGTTGGAACATCCCCGTATCCAAATCAGCGTGAGGGGCAACCGTGAGGACTACCCCGGTGCGTATGACCTCGCCCTAGCCATCCGCAAAATCTTGGGGGCTATCACCTCGACTACTTCATTGAGTGGCATCAGCGTGTTGCGTATTGAGCCTCTAGGACTTCCAAATCCCCTTGATTACGACCAAGTTGAGCGACCTCGCTTCACCACCAACTTCCAAGTCCACTACAAGTCCTCGTGAGCGAACTAGACCTCGTAATCCAAAGCATCAAGGCGGCGAAAGCAGCCAACCTCGCAGCCCTTCACGCTTTGGATGCGGTCGAGCGACTGTTGGGAAGTTCCAACACTTCACCAGAAATCCAAAACTCGGAACCGCCCACCGAAGTGGTATCAGATGCGATACCAGATGATGACTGTCAGCACCTCGATGCAGTCCAAGTCACAACAACTGAAGGCTCTTTTCTCGTTTGCGGATGTGGTGTTCAGAAAAACATCTGACGAATGACTTGTCACCCCTCTAAATGTGCTACCGTTTACAAACCGACTAAGGAGTAAACCAATATGGCACGTAGAGACAGCACAGCAACCATCACCCCCAACTACACCCCTGCGTGGGTCAAAGTATTGGAGTGGAACGGCTTGACCCCCGGTGACCCCGTAAAGGTATCGGGCGAGCGTGGCGAGTTCACCTTCGTGGCAGTCCACGAAACCAACGGCGAAGTCACCGATGTCATCGTTCACGGTGGTGTTTACGGACACACGACCATCAGGGCGTTCTACCCCCACCGAGTGACCCCAAAGGCACAAAAGCGGTCACGCAATACACGCCAGAACGCCACCACAGCCGATTAAATCAAGTGGGTGGGGTAATCCCCTACCCCCCTTCACCATCAGAGTTTTCCTAATCGGGTGATACGATTTCCCCGTAGGCATCGCATCGGGAAGGCACTATGGCTAAGGCTAAAACACAGTCGTACCAAGTCACTGACAAGTCACCTTTGTCTTACAACGGCAAGGAAGCGGCGTGTGGTGATGTGGTTAACGACCTGCCGGGCGAGAGCATCAGTTGGCTTTTGGCTGATGGCTTTATCGTTCCTGTCGTTTCAGCAGATGAGCCTGTCACGCCCGAAGCCGAAAATACGCCTGTTGATGCCCCCGTTGAGAGCGAAGCGTAATGCCCACTTTCCTGCACGGCAAGAACACACGAGTGATGTTCGTCAACCCCGGCTTCACCTCGCAGACCTTCACGGCTTCTGCCACGAACCTCAGCCCGACCATTTCTGTCGTGTCGGCCAACTTTTCACTAGTCCCCGGTATGGGCGTGACCGCCGCTTCTGGCCTTGCTGCTGGAACGGTCATCCTTTCCGTCACGGGCAACACCCTGACCCTCTCAAACAACTTTGCGGGAACTACGGGAAATATCGTTTTCACCGCATCTAGCACCGGCATTTCCTACGACATCTCGCAGTTTTTTAACGATGTCAGCGTTTCGTTTGCTGGTGAGGCTACTGAAACTACGACCTTCCAAACCTCTGGCGTGAAGTCTTTTATCGCTGGTCTGCGTGAAGGCAGTGTCGCCCTTTCCGGCTTTTACGATGGCACGGTCAACGGTGTGGATGCCATCCTGAACACCGCCATCTCCAACACGAGCGATGAAGGCGTAATCGTTTTCCCTGACGGTGCTGGTTCAGCAACTGTCACTTCTCGCTGCTACTTGGCAAGGGGTATCGAAACCAAGTTAGACCTCAAATCACCCGTTTCTGGCGTGGTGGCGATAGATACTGAAATCCAAGCCGATGGTGGCGTGTGGCGTGGCTTCGGGCAGACTTTCACCCAAGCGGTTGCTGCTACGACCTACGCACCAAGTTCCACCGGCAATGTCCGAACAGAGGGTGGCACGACCAACGGTGGTGTCATTTTGATGGGTGTCACATCCCTGACCGGCACTTCGCCCACGGTGGCTTTGACATTTCAGCACTCACCAGACGGTTCAACTTGGACAACGCCTACGGGCGGTGACCTTGCTACCGAAAGTGGCGTGGGCGGGGTTGTCACACTCGTCAACGGCAATATTTACAAGTACACCCGACTTCGGGTGGTCTTGGGTGGCACAAGTCCTTCAGCAAACATCTACTACGGGTTCGCCCGTTTCTAAGGAGTAATAATGGCAACTTTCCAGCACGGTAAGAACGGGTTTCTGGCTCTTGGCTACGAAACCGCAGCACCCATCCCGACCCTGACAGCAGGTATCACCGGCAGCACCGCAATGGGTGCTATCACGGGTTTCACTGGCTCGCTTCTTGCAAGCAACGCCAGCAACCAGTTGGTCGCAACGAGTGCAACCGCAACCTACGGTCTGTTCCTCGGTGGTGTTCCGAACTATGTGACCACTTCCGTGACCATTTCGGGTGGCACTTTGGCCGTATCAGCAACCGCTGCAACCGGCGCACAGGTGCTTACGATGGTCAACATTTCACCATACATCAACGACATTTCGTTCCCGCAGGCTATTGAAACCAACGAAACCACGACCTTTTCGGCTGCTGGTGTCAAGACCTACATCGTGGGTCTGAAGGGTTGGACTGTCACCTTTGGCGGTATGCTCGACCTAACTGGTGGAACCCCCGGTGCCATTGACAAGATTATGTCGGACATCATCAACTTCCAAAACCTTTCCAGCGCCAACCTCTTGTCGTTCGTTTACGGCCCTGCCTCGCCGGGTGCGCTTGGTGGTGGTACGGCTGACCTGAAGTACTACGGTCAAGCCATTCTCACGAAGTATGACCTCAAATCATCTGTCTCTGGCGTTGTCACCTTTGATGGTGAACTTCAGGTCACTGGCGCAGTTAACCGCACCATTCTCCTTTAGTTGACTACACTCTAGGTAGGAACTAACAAGGAGCATAGGTGTCAAACCTTTCAGCAAAGATTTTCGCAGCAGCAGACATTGAGAGTGAACTCGTAGAGGTCGCTCAATGGGATGTCACGTTGCTAGTGAAATCCATCACGGCCAAAGACCGCGCAGTAATGATTTCGGGTTCAGTAGAGAACAACGGTGATTTCCGCTTAGAGGAAATCCTGCCCGACCTCGTTATTGCTTCGTGCTACGACCCAGAAACGGGCGAGAAGGTTTTTCAGCCCCAAGACCGTGATGCACTAATGGCAAAGTCAGCCGCACCCATTGAGCAGTTGGCGCAAGTCGCTATGCGCCTGTCAGGTATGGATGCAGAGGCGGTTGATGCGGCGGGAAAAGGCTCTACGCCAACCCAGAGCGACGCTTCCTCTTTGAGTTAGCGGAAAAGTTAGGGAGAACAGTTGGCGAACTTCTAGAAGGTTCTCCCGCACATAGGCCAATGTCTGCTAGTGAAATGGTGGAGTGGCAAGCCGTTTGGAAAATCAGGGCATATGAGCAAGAGGAAGCAATGAAGGAGAGTGGCAACTACTAGCAAGATGGAAGGGGGGCTGTGATGGAAGAAAGTATGCGTATCCGAATACTCGGTGACGCTGCTGGCGCACAGACCGCTTTTCAGCAAGTAGAAAAAGCCGCCGAACTTGCTGCTAACAAAATCACCGGCTCGTTTTCGCATCTGGGAGGCCTCTTTAAGCGCACCATTGGCTTCGCCGGTGTCGCCATTGGTATTGACACGGCGCTGGAAAGTGCCTCAAAACTCATCAACGCACAGAAGGCGCAGTCGCAACTTCTCTACAACCAGTCCAAGCAACAGGGCAGTCTCATCAAGTTGCAGGACTATCAGTTGCAGGGTGCTGCCAACGAGTATCAGTGGAAATCCAAAACGCTCGACCAGATGGCAACGCAGTTGTCGCTGACAAACGCCATTTCCAAGCAAGACATCGTCGCCGCCCAGAACAAGCAGTTGACCAATACTGACTTGCTGAAGTTTTATAAACAGGGCGTTCCTGCACTCCAAAAGCAGAACCAGACCTTTAAGGACATTTCATTTCAGTCCAAGCAGTTGCACCAACATATGTCCAACTCGCAGGTGGCGATGGCAACGGTGCTGACCACCGCCGCCAACCTTTCCGAGGTCACGGGCCACGGCATTAACGGCTCAATGATGATGCTGACCCGGCTGATGGCTGACCCCGCCAAGCGTATGTCGGCTATGTCTCGTAGCGGCATCCAAATCGCCAAAGCCGACCAAGACCGCATTAAGGCGCTGGAAAAGCAGAAGGGTCTTGTGGCGGCACAAGGCGAACTGCTTAATGTTTTGGATAAGACCTATCACAACATTGCAGCATCGGCGGCATCACCTGTCGAAATCCTGAAAAACGCCTTGCAGAACATTTGGACTGCATTGGGCGAAGGTTTGATGCCGGTGCTGGAAAGTTTGTCCGCCGTGGTCATCCAAGTAGTAGAGCCACTTATCCCCATCCTGCAAAGTATGGCGAACATCATCAAAATCGTGGCTACCAACCTCGGTACTTCGCTCGGTAATATCCTCGCTGACCTCATCCCCTTCGTTGACCTTTTGGTGAAGGGCTTGTTGCCTGCGTTGTTTGACCTCATCACGCCACTTATCCAAATGGCAGATGCCGTGATTACACCACTCGCCAACGCCTTCTCAAAGTTGGTGGGTCAAGGTGATGCCATCGGCCCCCTGTCGCAAATGTTCCTTGATATGGGTAGTGCTATCGGAAAAAACCTGAAGCCTGCGGTGGACTTTCTCACCAAGTCGTTTGACCAAATGACCAAGAGTGGTGAAATGAACAAAATGATGCAGGCCATCTTGGATACCTTTAAGGCCCTCGCTCCCGTATTGCCATCCCTTGCTTTGTCGTTCTCCAAGTTGGTCATTGCGATTACACCAGCCTTCATTGCCGCTTTGCCCGACATCGTGAAGGCGTTCCAACTGTTCGTGACCATTTTGACCAAACTCACGCCCCTTATCACGATGACAGCCAACGCCCTTGCCGGTCTAGTGAAATGGGTCACGGGCAACAAAGGTTTGACGGGCGTTATCGGCGCACTTCTCGCCATCTGGTTCACCAAACGGATGTTCCTGACCCCCATCGTCGCTGCCGCAAGCGGTATTGGAAGTCTTATTGGAAAGATGACCTCACTTGGTGGGGCAATGCGTGGCGTTGCTGGAACGGCAAAAGGTTTGTTTACGGGTGGGTTTGGCGGTGCATCAGCAAGTCGAGCCGCCTACCTTGACCGCCGAGCCTCGATTATTGGTGGAAAGGCCTCCGCCGCATTTGGTTTCTATGGCGAGGACAGCGCCAAATACAAGCGTTTGCAGACGAAATACAAGTCGGCGGCTGGTGAGGCCGAGATGATGCACAGCCGTATTGAGACTGTGGCAACGGCTGGTGGTGGGTTTAAGGGTCTGCTGAAATCAGTATTCGGTATGGGCTTGGGAACGGCGTTCAGCCCGACCAACCAGATGGATGCCACGAAGGAAAACACGCAGGCTCTCATCCGCTTGACCGATGCAATGAAAATGGGTGCTGGTGGCTCGTTGTCGGGTGGTTTTGGAAGCGGTGGTGGCTTAGGCGGTTCAGCAACTAAGAAGGCAATGACCATTGAGGAACGCCTTGCTACATCTATAAAGGCTGGTCGCTACGACACTATCGCTGCTGAACGCAAGGCTATTGCCACCAAGTTTGGTGCGGGTGCTGGCCCGATGCTGAACCAGTTTGACCAAGCCGCCAAGCGAGCAAAGGCGATGGTTGATGCTGAAAGGGCTATGTCTAATGTCTCATCTGTGGCAGGTGGCAAGGCTGGTCGCTTTGCTCGTATGGGCAACTTCCTGAAAAATGATTTCAGCGCCTTTAGGGGTCAGGCTGGCGGTCTGCTCGGCAAAGTCGGTGGCTTTGGTGGAAAACTTGGCGGTATGGCCGAAGGCTTGATGGGCAAGGTCGGCGGTATGGGGATGCTTGGTAAGGGTCTTATCGGCGGTTTGGGTTCAGCAGCCATAGGACTAGCGATGCCTTTGTTGGCGAAGGTTATGCCCAAATCAGCCGCCAATGTCCTCGGTGGTGCGGCACAAGGTGCCTCAATGGGGATGATGTTCGGGCCGTGGGGTGCTGGCATCGGCGCTGCTATTGGACTAGTGAAATCTTTGTTCCAGAACTGCAAGCCGTTCCACGATTTCGTGGTCAAAATCGGCAAGAAGTTGGAGGAGTGGGGCAAGGTGATTTGGAAGCACATTGAGCCTGCGCTGAAGGCGATTTGGAAGGTTCTACAAGTCGTCGCCAAGGTTTACATCAAGGCGATTATCGAGGAGTTTAAGATTTTGTGGGCTGCCATCAAGTTGGTATGGGACATCCTGATGGATGTCGGCAAGTTCATTTGGAACGTGCTGGTGAAATATGTCAAGGCATACATCGGGTTTTGGAAGGATGTCTGGGGCATTATTCGGACAGTATGGGACGCCCTTGTGAGTGGTGGAAAGACCGTATGGAACTTCCTGAAGGGGATGTTCGGCTGGATTAGTAAGACGGTTTCGACCATTTGGAACGGCCTTTACAACTCGTTCGTCTGGGTGGCGAACAAGATTATTACGGCCTACAACGACACCATCGGCGGTCTGCTCGGCTTGGTTGGGGTGAACGCCAAGATTAGTTATCTGACCCCCATCGGCGGTCAAAGCCCCAAAAAACACCACTCTGGTGGCATTGTTCAGGGGCCACGGGGCAAGGAAGTTCCTGCCATCTTGCAGGCTGGCGAAGCCGTGATTTCACTAGCCCAGATGAACGCCAACCGAGGTCGCAGCACGGGTCACAGCCTCAATGTCAGCCCCGGTGCGGTCAGCATTGTGGTCAATGGAAACGCCGATGCCGCCACGACTGCTGAAATCAAGAAGCACGTTGAGGCCCAGTTTAAGGAACTGCACCGCACGCTGAAATCTATGGGTCGGTAAATCCCGATTTTGTGGGGTAGAGTAGGGGTTGAGCGAGATGAAAACTTATTACGCCAACCCCAACTACGCAGAAGCCGCCAACTCTGACAACTGGGTGGTGGTTGGGGCGCAAAGTTCTGATGTTGCCACCAATGACTTGACACAGTTGGCTGTCGGCAATATTTCAGCACCAACCGGCACGACTGCTACGGGCTACTACTTTGCCCAAATCGAGGATTTGAGCCGTTTGATGAAGGGCTGGTCATACCTTACCAAGACCAGCCTCGGCCCTCGGAACACTGGAACCGTCAACATCTCCTTCTTAAAGCCTAACTTTCAGCAGAACGAGCCGTATTTGTATGTGGCTGAAATCAACGGATTTCAGAATGGGGATACGCTGGCGATTTTGGAAGGGCAACAAGAAAACCAAGCCCCGTATTCCAGCGCAGCGACCTCATCGGATTATGGTTTTAGCGAGTGGTCTGTTGTTCGCAACGCCGGACTTATTCCTACGGTGGCCGTAGGATACGGCTCAAACACCGCCTTCCTGCAACCAGAAAACACGGCATCTGTTGCTTGCCGACTGCTGATTTACCCGACTGTGGACTACGGCGATACCGATTACGGCAACACCTACAACGACCTGAACGCCAATGTCGCTACCGTTCCTGCCAAGATTAACTACCCTTCGAGTTTCACCCCCACACCCGACAACCTCGGCACGGGAACCGTCAAAAACTGGTACATCGTGGCTTCGGGCGATGACACCGCCAAGACGAACATCACGACCTTATTGCCAGATTTCACTACCGATGGCGAGTTGGTCACCAATGTGACGGTGGGCCAGACATCCACGCAGGTCACCTTGTCCAATGTCAATAGCGGTTTTAAGGTGGGGCAGACCCTCACCATCGTCACCAACGGTGCGGCGGTCAACAGTTCCCTGCCATCCATTTCCTCGCTCGGAACTGCCCCAATGGGCTTTTTTGCTGGAAAGATTACGGCAGTCTCGGCAACGGGTGGCGTTCTTGTCCTGACCACCGACCTCAACGACACCACCGCCGATATTGGAACTCTTGACCCTTTGCCCGGCTCGCTGAACACCAATGTCAACTTCACGGGAACGATTTCCACCACCACAACCATCACGCTTTCTGCCTACACCGCCACGAACAACTATGGCTTGGCGGCTGGTCAGACTGTCACGGGTGGCACTTACATTTCAGCAGGAACGACCATTACGAGCATCGCTGGCAACGGCCCCGGTGCTGTAATCACCTTGTCGCAGGCGGTTGCTGGTGGCGTGGGAACCACCAATGTCTCCTTTGTTGGCTCTTACACGGATAACAACCTTCGAGCCTACGCAGCCACTATCACCAACTATGGGTTGCAAGTCAACTACAACAATGACAAAATCAACGCCGTTTACTCGTCAGCGCCGTATTACGCCTACAACACGCCACTCTCCCTCGCTACGGCACTTTCCACTACGGGTGCTACCACGCAAGTTGTGCTGCGAAACAATAATGTTTATGACACAACGATTTATGGCTCTACAAGCGGAACGCAGTATTTTTCGTTGCAATGTGGTGATAACTATCAGGAAATCGCAGTCACGAGCGACACGACCATCACGGCTGGCGGTAGTGCCACCGTCACCGTCACGAGTTTCACCCCGAACTTTGCCTACCCTGCTCGCACGACTTCGGTGGTTGACTGGTACTCATCTCGTGGCAATGGAGTTGACCGCTACGGCAAGATGCTGATTTTGCCCATCGTTCCGCAGGTTTACAAGAACGCCCCTGTCGCTCGCTTTAAGAGTATGACCCCGACCACGATTACTGAAACCATTTCAGGGGCTACCTATACCTCCTACTACGGAACGGTTGGGTCACCTTCCGTATACTACTCCGAGCCACCGTATGTTGTTTCAGTAGATAGCGTTTCGGGTATTGCGGTTGGCGATACCCTGACTTTCCGCAACGACTACAACCCGTGGTTCAGCAACTATCCGACCAACACGCCACCGAATAGTGGTCTTGGTGGTGCATCAACTTGGTCATCATATGGTGATGCAACGCCGTGGACTTGGACACTCACCGATAACGGTGCGTCGGGTTTCACCTGCACATCGGGTGCTACTTACTTTATTTTACCTGATGCCAACGGCTATTCTTTGCCCCTCGTCATTGGGCAAACTGTTTTTGGGGCAAACAGTTTGGTTCCCAACGGCACATTTGTCACCGGATGGAACGCTACGCAGGTTTTTCTTAGTGCCAATACTGGTGGAACCACCGCAGTAGCAGTCAACCTGCGCTTCTACCCCGGAAGGTCTGGCTACAACTATTGGAAGGTTTACTCGGTAGATACGGCCAACAACGCCTTTACTATTTACGGCTCATCTGGCTACTACTCGCTGGCTACGACTTCATACTCGGCTAATGGTGATAGCCAAAACTCGATTTACTCATACGACAACCACTTCTACGCAGGCAACACCATTGACACCCTGAACTCCAACGGCTTGGGGGCTGGCGTGGTCGGGATGATGCTTATGAACAGTAGTGGGAACGACCTTGGCCCCGAACCGTACACGCAATGGCACACCACCAACACGGTTGTCGGCTCATACGCTGAAGGCGCTCGCTACATCGGTAGTCAGTCAGTCGGTGACCAAGAGCAGGTGAAACCCTTCCGTATCGGTACTCTCATCGGCACGACCCTTGCTTTGGATGTCATCGCCCAAAACAGCACCGCCTTTACGGTTAACGCCCTGCCAACTTCGGCGGCAGTCGGCAACTTTGACCTCAACAACCAAGACACCAACCAATACGGGATGAACTCCTACACCAACCCCTACCAATACGGCGGTTTTGCCAACTTGGGAACTTCGGCGGCATATTCCACCAACTACTCGGTGGGAAATCAGTTCCCCATTGTGGTCGGTCAGGGGCAAACGCAGGAAGTTGTTCTGGCAACTACGGGGGCTGCTGGAAACACGGGTGGCAAATCTTGGGCTTATCCCCAACCCGTTGATGGCTCAAACAGCACCCTTGTTCCGATGATTTGGTATCTGGTCGCTGGACAGTCTTTTCAGTATGACCACGCGGCGGGCGAGCCGGTTTGCCTTCCAAACTTCATTTACAACTCTGCTGGTACGATTAGTCACGCAGCGAGTGCGCCCGTAATCGGGTTGCCCAACACGGGAACGGTTTATGGCTAATACAACCTATACAGCCGCCCCTTCGTTAGTTGCCACGAACACTACGCAACAGTTGTCCATCACCACCGACACAAAGTTGAGTGTGACCGCACCGTGGCTGGCTTCTGGCAACAGTGGCACACCCGATATTTCCACCACCCTCGCCACAACTGCGTTGGCTGGCTCATCCTCGCTGACCCTGCTTTCGGGAGACAACTTCCCAACTTCCTACCCAAGCATTTATCAGCAGGGCATCTACTTCCTGCCTCCTTCCGTTGGGCGTTTGGCTGGCTCGGTCACCTCTGGCACAAATGTCATCCCGTTTGTTCCTAGAGAGGATATGCCGACTGCCTTGCCGATTTTTGTGCGGCTCGGTAGTGAAATCCTTCAGGTCACAAGTTTTGGAAACACGACTGTCGGCAGCACCGGATATGTCACACTGAACACCGCCACGAATACAGGTTCATCGCACCCCGACTTCACGCCCATTCACCTCAACTCCTTGCCTACGGACATCCAATACTCGCAAATCGAAGTTCCTAACTTTTACCTTGCTGATGGCTCGGCAAGCGGAACAATGTCGGGTCAGAGCAACACCATCTCCACCGGCTCTATCCCCTCAACGATGGGCGTGGGGCAGACGATTACCACTACCACAGGTGGCACGACCTACCTGCCTGTTGGCACGACTGTCACGGCGTATGGAAATGGAAGCGGTTTGGTCACCCTCTCGTCAACTTTCAGCACCCCCGCATCCGGTCTGACTTTCTCCAACTCTGCTACTTTTGCAGCCACCATTAACCCACCCCTCATCACGGGCTTTGCCAGCATATCTAGCACGGGCGGTGGCACTCACACGGTTTTCAGCAGTTTTCCGAATGTTGGCTCTGCGATTACGGGAACGGGTATTCCTGCCACGACCTACATTTCTGGTTTGGATGCGGGAAACATCCGTATGGCTATCAGCAACAACCCAACTGCCTACACCTCGGCGGTGGCCTTGACATCAACTCTTACCTTTACCGTTAGTTCCACAAGAGGCTCAACGGTTCTTACGCTGAAAACCATCACGGTCAACGGAACTTCCTACCCGAAAGTGGGAACGACCAACCCGACTTGGAACGGCAGAACGCTTGCCTACTACTTGAAGGTGGGCGCACCGATTAGCGGTGCAAGCCCTGCGATTTCAGCAGTCACTTACATCACGGGTGTCAATGTCAGTAATGGAACTGTCATCATCGCTTCTGCCGCAACCGCAACCGTGACAACCTCAACGGTCACTTCGACTATCACCTGCACCGCCAACACGGGTCGTGCAGTTGTGTTCACGCCCAATGCGAGTAGTGAAATCAACAAACTTTTGGTGGTCAACTCAACCATCGCCAATACGGGTGCGACCAACTATGTCACGACCAGCACCACGATTTCCAAAATCGTGACCCTTTCAGCAACGCAGTCCGAGATTTGGATGTCGGCTGCATCAGGAACGACGGGTGCGTGGACAACCACCTTGTCGCTTGGAAGCACTTTCAGCGGCACATCAAGTTTCTCAAACCAGATAACGGGCGTGACAAACGCATCAACCCTGTATCAGGTTGGCTCGCTCGTGTATGGCAACCAATACATCCCCGATAACACCACCATTTCGGGCATTTCGGGAACGACCATCACTTTGTCAAACACTTTGACAAACGGTTTTAGCACCATAACAGGTGCGACCTTTAAGGTTGGAAGCAGCCTCAATGTCGGCAAGACTTACACCACCTTGCCGGTCACCCCTTTGCCGTGCCTCATCCCTAGTGGCACGACCTTGTATCTAACTTATGGAAACTTCGTTCAGAACTTGGTGACCAGCGCCACCGCTTACGCAGGTGATGCCACGATGACGGTCAACTCCTTCCAGCCTCGCTTTAACTTTTCCACCACTTCCTACTCATACGGTGTGGCTCGGACAAGCACGGGTGACTACGGCTACGGGGCAAACTTGACGGTGGGGCTGAACTCGGACTTGTTCTCTGGTCAGGCTCTCATCCTTCAGACAAGCGGCTCAAACACCACCACGCTCATTGCGGATGGTTATACGCGCCAAACAGCCCGTGTTATCAAGGTAAAGTCCTTTGTTTCGGCTTATGCGTATGACGGACAGAGCGTGGGTTTTTCCACCACCGGAACTTTCACGGGTGGTAGCAGCCAAATCACGAGTGTGGGTGCGACTGCCAGCCTTGCGGTTGGGCAACAAGTTTTCAGCACCGCCCTGCCCACTATGGCTAAATGCTTTATTACGGCTATCTCTGGCTCAACAGTGACTATTTCCAGCAACGCCATCGCTTCAGGAACGGTTATTACCTTCTCGGTTTACTCAAACTCGTTTACCGCTTCTGTGCCAATGACCTTGGACACGGGCAGTGTGCAAGAGGTCATATTTCCGATTTCACTACCGACTTTGGTGGGCAACTACTGGTCAGTCAACCTGTCTGCCCCCACGATGTATCAGCACAACAACGGTTCGCCGTTGGTTTACTACCACTACCCGACCCCGCTTCACACGGGCGATGTCACCTACCGACCCGATTTTGGAAAGTTCCTGATGTGGGATGGCTTCCAATGGCGAACGGCACGAGTGAACGCCCTTCGTGGCGTGTATTCGATTTTGGGTGCAGTTGGCGGTGGTGATGTATCCAGCATCACTCTTTACGACCCAAACACAAACAAGGAAACAGCAGCCGACACTTACAAGGGAACGCCCTCTACGGATTACAGCACCTACTTTGGTGGCTACCGTTCGGTTGACCCCAACGGCGATGAGTGGATGGGCAACTCCATCCTCAACATCAAGTTTCACCTCACGGCAAAAGTTCCGCAGGGTAAGTCCATTGGGTATCGAAGCCTCGCCCTTCAGAGCGAATACAAATCAGCACCCCTCGTGGCAAACATCAACTTCTCGCCGGGTGACAACTTTGAGATTTCACCAAATGTCACAAACTCGGTCTTTTGGCTCTACTCGGACATTGACGGTGAGCCGCAAGCAGGTTGGGAAGTTCGCATCTATGACGATTACACCTACCACCGTAGTGACTTTGACCCCGACAACTCGGCCATCATCCCGTTTTGGAAGGCAAGCGGGTCAGATGACACTACCGAAGTGGAAATCACGGGTGCGGATGGTTGGGTTAACGGCGAACGCTATTGGGCGTATATTCGAGTAGCCAAGCAGTTTCACCAGAAGCAATGGTGGGGAGACTGGAACTACCAGCGTTTTCTGGTCACGGTTGACCAGCCTGTGCCACCGATTATGTCAGTCTTTACTGACAACACCAACTCCTACAACAAGTTGGCTATCCAAAGCACCGACAACCTGCTTGGTGAAAACAACGGCTCGTTCGGTAGCGGTTTGGGTCAATGGTCTATCACCAGCAACGACACGGCTTCGTCTGGCATAAACGACCTCATCGAAGGCATCCCCCTCGGCTCGACACTTTCCACATCTGGCTTGATTACTTCCTTGCCGGTAGGGGCTACGGGTTATGTCAAGACACAGGGTGCGTTAAGCGGCACGGGAACGGGTACTTTCACAGTTTCCAATACTGCCTCTGGCGGTGGTGATGCCATTGGCTTCCCGACTTCCGGCACTTTCTGGGTGGCCATAGACAGTGAAAACATTCTTGTCACGAACAAGTTGGATGGCAATAACACAAGCGATACCTTCACCATTGTCCAGCGTGGCTACAAAAACCCGAACACGGGAACGAACACCACTGCGGCCACCCACGCAGTTGGTGCAACGGTGAGTTTTGGACTTCAGAACCCCATTTATGTTGGCTCTGTTGCTTCCGTCAAGTTCTCGCAGCACAAGGTCACGGATTTCACTACGACCACGACTGCCAATGTCCGAAACTACAATGGGCGAGCCGCCTACACCGAGCCGAAGCAGCGTACCGCACTCCAAATCGTCGCGCAAACGCAGGGTGCTGATAAGGATACGACCGACCACGTAATCGTCAACGACCCGCAACGCTTGCTTTCCAGCGCAGATGTTGGCTCGTCAGTTGTGTTGAGTTTGCGCTCTTGGCACTATGCCGACAAAAACAATGTGATTACAGTAGATGCCAACGGCAACCGCACCGTTGTGGCACAAGCCAAGCCTGACCACCAACTCACGGGTAAGGATGTCCGTGAAATCACGATGACCATCAAATCGGTGCGAGACATCTGGGATGACACCCAGAACAAGCAAGGCAAAGTCACCATCGCCACCGTTTCAGCACAGGTTGCCGGTTCGGTGGCTTCTGGCGCGCTCTACGCCATCCATCAACTGTCCGTCACGCCCCTCGTTGCCAAGGACAAGATTTTTGTCTACGACAGCAGCAACAGTTGCATCGCCAACAACTTCTTGCCTACGGGAACGCAGTTAAAGATTTCAGCAAGTTCCATCCACGACCCCGTTGCCAACAAGGACTTGCCAGCGGCTTCGATGATGGTGACCCTTACTAAGGACTGGCACCCCACCGACACCACCATCCACATCCGGTCCATCCTCAAAGCCCCCGGCTTCCGAGTGGGCAATGGCTCGTGCTTTATTATTCCAAAGGGTGCTTCGATTACTTGGTCACCGCCTCTTATGTTCACCGGCAGGAAGCGTGTGACTTTTACTTCTCGCTACGGTCAAAAGCGCAGTTTCTTTGGTCAGAAACTGACCCCCGGCGATGGTTTTTATGTGCTGAAGGGTCGCTACTTCCCCGCTATTGCCAACACCGCAACGGGCTACCACAACCAAACACAAACCACTTCGGGTCAGACCATCACCGACACGGACAGCCAACAAGACTTCGTAGTTGACTTCCTCACGCAGCCGACAGTCGCTACGGGTGGTGTTCTCGGAACACTCACGAGTAGCAGTTTCACTATCGCCACAAGTGCGACCTACTCTTACAACGCCATTGCGTTTGCCTCGACCCCCGGCTCGGTGTCAGGTGCGTATGTCTCCACACCCGGACTTTCACCAAACTCCATTGCGGCAGCAAACCCGACAACGGTGGTGGGTGGAACTTACGCTGGCTACTTCGCAGTCACCTTCACCGACCTTTCGGGGGCTACGGCATATGTGACCACCCAGAACAGCAATGTGACTTCCAATGTTGTTTCCAACCCCGTTTACACGGGCATTACGGCTACCTTCGTTCCCACAAACAACCTAAAGATTTCAGCAGGGTCGCAGAGTATTCCTGTTCGCCCCCTCACGCCGAACTTCGCTTACCCCGCCAATGTGCCGATTTCCATTGTTTACCCAACCATTTACACGGGTCACGCCCTTGCGGTGCAACCGACTACGGGAACGGGTTCGGACAACAAGATTAGTGAAATATCCCTCTACCCAACGGGTTGGAACTTCACCGACCAAAACCCTGTGGCGGTCAACGCCGGCCAGACTTACGGCTTCGCTGCTTACAGCAAAATCGCTTCAGGTAGCGGAACTCCGACCTTTTCGCCACGAGTGGACTGGTATGACGAAGTGGGCAGTCTGCTGAAATCGTCTTACGGAACGGAAAGTCTGACCAACCCCGGAACGATTAACTCGGTCACCATCAGCGTTCAGATGAACACCAGCACGAACTTGTGGGGTCAGGGATGGAACCCCATTGCGATGGTTGCCACCGCCCCGACCATCTCGCTCGGTTCAGCAACCTTCGTGTCAGGTGCATCGTCAACGGGAACTTTCACGCTTGGAAGCAACCTGACTTTCACCATCAAAGCCGGTGCGACCATCTACGACAGCACGAACTCCTATACGGTCACTTCGGATGCCCTGTTGGGTCAAGCAACGATTACGGTGCGTTTCACTTCTGGCATTTCTGTGCCAAGTAGCACTTTGTTGAGCATCAAGGCAACTCGTGCCGTTCCAGCACTTCGCTGGACAAATGTGAAGGCAGCCGATGTGTATGCCGTATCGGGTGTGATGTTTAAGGCTCTGAACGCACCTTCACTCGGCTCAAACTCAACCTCATCTACTGAAATCCCTGCTCTCTCGGCCGCGATTACGGTGGGCGCAACGCAGGTGAACAATGCCTTCCCCATCCCCTCAACCACGCCCATCGCTGGCGTGAACACCTTGTATGTCTTTGACCCCGTGGGTGACTACAACACTCGTGAACTTCACGCTGGTGGAACGCTGAAAACTTTGTGGACTAGCACCACAGGTGCGGTGGCACTTGGGGCTACGCAGGTGACCCTGAACTCGGTGGATGGACTTGCCCCCGGTGTGCCACTCATCTTTGACTACGGCGCACCAACCCAAGAGACTGTCGTGGTTGACAGTTCGTGGTCGGGTGGGGCAGTCGTTCCTATCGCCGCCCCATATTTCACCAAGTCTCACGCAGCCACGACCCGTGTGTATTCGTATGTCGCTGGCTTGGCGAGCGAAGTGACCGTCACCCAAGCGGTGAACACCCCCGTTGCGGTCTTTAACTACGGCCCCGATGGATACATCGCTTCTAATACCAAGACCTACCAATACAAGGTGGAAAAGTCAGAGGATGGCGGTCAGACTTGGACAACCCTTCGTCACGGCAACACGCTGAAAGCCGATGACACAGGCGTTGCCTACATCACCGACTACGAAGCCGTTCCGGGACTTGCGACCTATTACCGAGCCACCGCTACGCACTATGTTCCACCACTTCCGGCTTCCTCGGACTACACGGTGACAGGTGCGCCGAGCGCACAACTGAAGGCAAATGTCATCAGCAACAGCAACTGGTGGCTGGCAAGCACGAGTGATGACAGTCTCCGCTACCCAATGCTGGTGAAAACGGGCTACTCGGAAACCCAGAAGCACCCCTCTGGCGTGTTCTACCCACTCGGCTCGTCACGACCCATCACCATCGCTGGTGTGCCTACGGGTCGAGATGGCAGTTTGACCGTGACTTGGACAGACCTTGCCAACTTCAGCAACTTCCTGTCGCTACTGAACAAGGGCGAAACCCTTGTCCTTGTCAACCCCGTTGAGAGTGACCGCAAATACATCTTTATCAACCAAGATGTCAGCATCACGCACAATGCGGCAAACTCCCCGTATCGTGAAATCACCATCAACTATGTTGAAGCGGCACCGCCCAACTTTGGCTACACCTACGGAAGTTAGTCGTGTATCCCACTAGTGAAAAGTTTACGCAGTCGGTCAAAGCCTCGCACCGCCCGTTCGTAGTTGTCAAGGCAATGTCCATTGACGGAACTTTCGTCAACTTGCCGGTTGTAAGTGGTGATGTCAAGGTTGACCGCACTAGTCAGGATGTTCGCCGCACCCTAAGTTTGACGGTGAACAGCCTCGACCTCGTGCCGGTTTTGGCTACCGACCCCCTGAACATCTACGGCAACCACATCTATGTGTATCGGGGCGTTCTCTGGCGTTCTGGTAAAATCCCGCAGCAACTGTGGGATGCACCGCCACCCCTGAACAAGTATCTGATGCGGTTTGATAACACCACCTCAAACGACCCTGCGTGGGCGCAAGCACTCCAAAGCAACCCACCCTACGAACTCGTTCCACTTGGCGTATTTCGTATCAACTCGGTGGATGTCAGCGAGGACACGGATGGAAGCGTGACCATTTCGGTTTCCGGAGCCGACATTTCACAAAACATCTCCAAAAATGCGTGGACAGGGCCGGTCACGATTTGGAAAACGGCCTACAAAGTTCCCGTTCCGAAGGTGGACACCACCCCCGAAGTCACCTATGTGGCAACGGGCGTTCACGAAGCCATCAAGTTGTTGGTGAACGACAGGTGGGGCAACGGGCGCAAGTCGGTCTTTGGTGAACCTCGTTTTGAGTTTGGCGGCGTGGCGAACAAACCCCTCACCAAGCCCGTGATTATGGGGTCAAACACGATTTCCACCACCGGAAGCAACTCCCCGTGGACAGACATCACGGCTCTTGCTTCATCCATCGGTGCTGAAATGTATGTGGATGGCGAAGGTGCGTTCCGTCTGCAACCCATCCCCGACCCGAACACCATTTCGCCCGTGTGGGATTATTTTGATGGTGAAGGCGGTTTGTTGACCAACGCCAAGCGCACCCTGAACGAAAGCAAAGCAGTCAACTATGTCATTGCAAGTGGTGAAAACACAGGCACAAAGACTGCCCTGAAAGCCATTGCCTACGATGGTGACCCTGCCAGCCCGACTTACTACTTGGGCGAGTTTGGTCGAGTGGTGGGGCGTGAGCCGGGGCGTAAAAAACTTACGACACAGGCTGAAGTCCAAAACGCAGCCGACACCTACCTGAACTGGTTCGTGGGTGGCGAGGAAAGCGTGAGCATCGAAGGCGTGGTGAACCCTGCCCTCGACACAGGTGATGTCATCCGTGTTCGCCGTAAGCAGTTGGGCATCTACAACGAAGCCACCGTCATCTCCGAACTTGCAGCCGACTTCCCTACGAATAGTGAAAAGACGGTCATTACCCAAATCCGTGTCGTGGCCCTGAAAAAGGGTCTGGCAGCAGGAAGCCAACTCGTCATTTACACCAACTCGGACTACGACACCGTGACCTTGACCCAAGCGGCAAACAAGGGAACGACCACCATAGATGTCCAGCCTTTTCACCCAAAGCGCCAATACCGCAAGGGAACGATTATTTTTGACCCCGCCGACTTGTCTAATGTTGGTTCTGTTCCTCACTACATTGACCAACTAACCATTCCACTAGACATTGACAAGCCCATCCAAATCACGGCTCGTTCGCGCCGAGTGGGAAGCCGCCAAGATGCCATCCGTGTGGCCGAATACAGTCAGGGCTACTAATGACTTTTGATATGCGCGACCTCGCCAACTCATTGGTTGCCAACGGACAGTTTCACCTGCCCCCCAACGATGTAATGCGTATGGGGCAAGTCATCGGCTACGACCCGAACTACAACACCACCGTTGCCGGTGGACACGACTATCCAATGGTCACCATCACGCTGGCAGGCGATAGTTCGCCCCTTCACGGCGTTCGGTTTGCTGATACCTACACTCCAAATCTGGGCGATACGGTTTGGGTTGTCGTATCTGGCTCTGATGCCTTTGTGCTGTCAAAACTGACGGACATTCCCAACGGCAACGGCACAGTTCGCACCCCAAGCACACCCGGCATTATTGGTCACGGGGATTTCACTGATACCACCGCCATCACGAGTATCACCCCCACAAACTTGGCAGGCACGGCTATCACCACCTCGCTGCTTCCAAATCGGCTCTACAAGGTAGAGGCTTCGTTCAGTTTTAACATCACCAACGCCGACCCTACCCACTATCTTTCCAGCGGCATTATGACCCCATCCGGCTACTACGAGATGAACACTCGCACCGTCACCAATGGCGTTTACACGGCGAGTGGACACACGATTTGGGCAAACAGTTCGACTAGTGGAAACTATCCCTACAACTGGACAGGCACATATCCAAACGCACAGTTCACTTGGCACTTTGCTGCCAAAACTTCGGCTTCGGCGGTCCCGACTGCTACGGGGGTGTTTCAGCGCATCGTCATCCACGACCTCGGCGTGGCTCACTAGCAACTACTATTTGCAAACCGTAGTCTAAAATCGGCGTATGGCAGGAACACCCCCTTATGTTTTGGCGGCGATTATCACGGCGGTTCCAGCAACCATCGCAGCCACATCCGCTTGGTATCAGGCACATCGGGGTCGCAGGGAAAATACGGGTGACCACGCAAAAGTGGTTCAGCACCTTCAGTCGCTTGATAACAAAATCCAAAAGGTTGACATCCGTATAGAGCGTATGGACTTGCGGTTTGACAGCATTGAGGATAAGGTGGAGAGACATCTGGGCTGGCATCGCAATGAGGCTGGCTCAACCGAAAGCCTTAAAGAGGCCCTATCAAAGGAATATACTGGTGACTACCCAACCTACCCCCTCAACACCGACACCATCCCCGGTGAAAGTTGACCCGAAAGCAGTCCAAGCGACTGTCATTCGCTATGCAGTTCCCGCCCTTGTTGGCATCGCTGTTTCCCTCGCGGCTAAGGCTGGTTTCAGCCTCTCGCCCACGCAGGCATTTGGCTACATCGCCCCTGCCGTTGGAACGGCTTACTCGACCCTCGCTCACATTTTGGAAGCGAAGGTTCCTGCCCTGAAGTTCATCCTCGGCGCATCAAAGCCAACCGCTATCACCAAGTAGTATCCACGCCACAAGGCGTTGCATCGCTTTGCAATGCGAAACCCCACCAGCCCTTAATCGGGTGGGTGGGGTTTCTGCTTTGTTCACCACGATGGGCAGGGGTTAGCACAACTGCAACCCCGTTGGATAGTAGTTTCCCCTACCCACCGTGACGATGTTGCTAGTCAGCGACCTTCACGCTGACCGAGATGCCACCTTCGGTGTGCTGAAGTCCAGCCACAGGCGTTCCGGTGGTGGGGTCAATGACCGAAGTGCCATCGAAGTCGGCAACCTTCTTGATAGCCGAGACATCAGCCTCACGCTTCACACGCACCCACTCGGAGTGACCGTTGGCTTCAGCCCAAGCGAGAAACGCTTCAGCATCCGTCACGGCAACCTTGCTCGGCGTGATACGGCTGGTCAGCGTTCCATCGGGGAAGTCAATGGACTTGCGACCATCTTGCTCGTTCTGACGAACGGTGATGAGGTAGTCCGAGAGAGCGAGGTCAAAAAACTCAACCTCACGCCCGTGCTTCGTGGTGTTCGCTTCTACCCAAGCGTTGATACGGTCAAGTTCGACCTGTGCCATACGCTTCACCTCGTCAATGCGGCGTTGTGCCTGTGCGAGCCTACGCATCGCCCACAGAGCCTCATCATCGCTGGTGATGGTCAAGGCTCGCTCGGTGGTGAGGTTGCCCTGTTCGTCAATGTTGTTCTCGGCAAAGCCCGAAGGCTCACCAAGACTTGCTAGGTATGTGGACAAGTCCACGATTTCGTTGCTCATTACATCTGTCCTTTCGCTTGTTGGGTAAGACTAACTTCGGGGTGTGACACGAGGCTGATGGCTACCTTGCGGGCAGCCTTCTCACGCCATTGGAACGCATCCGAGTAAACCTCGTATTCGTTCTCCATACGCTCGTTGTACACGCTCACGATGTCACGCAAGATGCTCTCTGCGGTGTTGTTGTCTTTGGTGGTCAGGGCTTCAAGAGCCTTGCTCACCATCTCTAATATTTCTATGTCCACAGGACTTCCTTCCTTAGTCGGTTGATACTACGACAGGAACAGTAGCAGGGTTGAGTGACAAACACAAATCATTGTGAGGCTTTTTTCGGGGTGTCAAATCATCAAGGGAAATAAGGGTTCTGGGCTTGACGAGGGTTTAGTTAAGCACTATGCTGATGAGTGGACACTAACGAAACCAGTTCCAATAGCAATACCGAAACCATAAACAGAAAGGGGTGACCAACCGTGTCATCTTTATTTACCAAAGCGAGCAAAGCAGAAGCGAAGGCTCGTATCGCAGTCACCGGCCCATCGGGTTCAGGTAAGACCTATTCATCGCTCTTGTGGGCAAGGGTGCTTGCCGAGGGTGGCAAAATCGCAGTCATTGACACCGAGCGTGACAGCGCAAAGTTGTATGCAGACCGCTTTGACTTTGACAGCCTTTCGATGTCTGCCCCGTATCACCCTGACCGCCTTGTTGAGGCTCTGAAGGTCGCACAGGATGAAGGCTACGCTTGCGTGGTTATTGACAGCCTGACCCACTTTTGGAACGGACAGGGTGGCATCTTGGAAATCGTTGACCAAGCAGGTGCCGCCAATAAGGGCAACGCCTTCTCTGGTTGGAAGGTTGCCACGCCCATCCAGCAACGGATGGTTGATGCCATCCTCGCTTTTGATGGTCACATCATCACCACGATGCGTTCTAAGACCGAGTACTCGCTCGAAAAGAACGAATACGGAAAGATTTCCCCCAAGAAGGTTGGCCTTGCACCTCAACAGCGTGACGGTATTGAATACGAATACACCCTCGTCTTGGAAATGGACACCGACCACCGCACCATCATCGGCAAGACCCGTTGCGAGATTTTGGCTGACAAGGCGTTCCCTGCGAACGCCGCCACCGATGGTGCAAACACCTTCTTGAACTGGCTGAAGTCGGGTGACCCCCTCATCACAGACACCGAGCGTGATGCTCTTGATGGTCGTATCCGTTCGCTGACCCCCGAACGCCGCCGAGCGTTGGGCGAACTGTGGGCTGACAAGGGCTTCCCGAAGGTTGCTTTGCTGACCGCCAACCGCTACGCCGAAGCCGTTGCTCTCGTCACCGCCGTTGCAACTGACGGTGCTGATGAGGTTGAGGTTGAGGTTGACGAGGAAGCAAACTCGTAGTTCACCGCACAGGGGGCTAATCGCCCCGTGAGCCGATGTAAATCGCCCTGCCATCCCTTCGGGGGTGGTGGGGCTTTTTGCGCTCTGTAAGTCCACACACGGGTCGCTGTGGTCGTGTAGTGTCAGCACCCTCTAGAAGCCAACACGAGGAGTGACCTTGACCATCCGCAGAAGTCCATCGCCCATCCGCAAAAACTTCACCATCCTTCCGAACAAAACCCTGAACGACAGTCGCTTGACTTGGCAAGCACGAGGGATGCTCGCCTACCTGCTCTCAAAGCCTGACCATTGGCGTGTCATCGTCAAGGCGTTGGTGAACGAAAGTCCGGCAGGTCGAGATGCCGTTTACTCCATCCTGAAGGAGTTGGAGAAGTTTGGCTACATCACCTACGAGCAAACCCACGAAAGTGATGGCACTTTTGGTGAAACCGAGCGTGTCGTTCACGAGGTTTCCTGCATTTCCCCTGATGGCACCGCTTACGGCTTAGCCGTATACGGCTCAACCGGATACGGCTCAACCGTATACGGCGAACCCGTATGCATAGTAAATACTGATTTAGAGAAAGAACTGACTAGAGAAAGTACTGAACTAAGTAATCTGCCCGCTTCTAGCGAAACGGGCGACAAGTCAAAATCGGCCACTAGTGAAAATCAACCATACCAAGCCGAGTTTGATGAACTGTGGGCGCTCTACCCACGCAAGGTTGGGCGCAAGAAAGCCCAAGCCCAACTCATTGCCACGCTGCGGCGAGGTATTTCACTAGACGAACTCCGCGCCGCAGTCCAAAACTACGCTGCTTCTCGCCAAGGCAAAGAGGATGCTTACACCCTTCACGCTTCGACCTTCTGGGGGTCAAGCGATAGGTGGGAGGATTACAAGACAGGCGGTGAGGGGCTGAAAGCCGACAAGCAAGCCAGCCAGCCGAAGGGCTTCAGCGCCATCCAAAACTTCTTAAACCGAGGCAACCAATGACCCGTGAACAAACAGCCATTATTTGCGCCACCCTTTCAGCGGCGTTCCCAAACTGGACTGTGACATCCGAGACTTTGGAAGTCTGGCAGGCGATGTTGCAGGATTTGGATGGTGAAATCGTTTTCCGAGCCGCACAGGACTGGGTTTTGTCCGAGGAAAAGTATCCGACCATCGCTGGCATCCGCAGGAAGTCTGCTGAAATCTCCAACTCGCTCTGCCCCACCGCCTCTGAAGCGTGGGTC